GTTCAACAACTGGCAGGACTTCACCCGCAACTACGCGCCGGTCACCAGGGAGGAACTGCTTCGCTTTTGGGTAGTTATGCCCAAGGTGGCCGTGCCATCCCGGTCGGCCAGTGTCGGGGCGGCCTACACCATCCTGGTCGATGCGGATGTCCTGGAAAACCTCTGCGACGCCGAGGTCCGCCTGCCGTTCGACAAGGTCACCGGCGCCGGCAAGCCGATCCGCATCAGCCTCATCGGCACCCCCGCCACCGTTGACACGCCGCCGGCCGGCGGGTAGCATCAAGAACGGACAGGGTGGCAACACCCATTGCTTTGGGTATGGGAATCCCCATACCCAAAGCTCTAACCCACCAGGCCACGACTCGGCCGCACGGGCCCCACGAACCGGGGCGTAAACCGCAAGGTTATACGCACGGTTACCCGTGGCCCGAAACACCCTCAACAAAACCCGACTCCGCGAACGGCTCAGTTCCGAGGGCCGCTGGAACGACTTCGTCCGCGTCCGCGAGTCGCTGAAGCGAGACGGCGTCGCGCCCGACCAGGCGTGGCTCCGCGCCGCCGACCAATTCCCGCCTATCGCCGCCGAGTCCAGCCCGCCGGCCGCAGACGCCCAGCCGCCGTCGGGCCCCGCCTGCCTTGCTGCCTTGGGGACGGGGGACGGGGCTCCGGGCCTGCCCGGGGCCCCCCTCTCCCAGGCCGAGGCCTCATCGCTGGCGTCCATCGTCCGCGACATGCTCTGGGCCTACGACAACGCCGAGAACCCCTACGCCGTCCCCCGCACCGGCGGCGAGGCCACCCAGCTCAAGGACATCCGCGCCGACCGGCGCACCTTCCTCGACCGCCTCTCCCGCCTGGCCCCCAAGACCCAGGCCGCCCAGGAGGCCGGCGAGGACACCGTCAAGCCGCTCGTTGAACTGATCGACCGCGTCCGGAAGGCCACCCCCCACGCCGTCAAGGAGTCCGCTAGTGCGTAGCTCCTTGCAGCGCCTTTTTGAGGAGCCGGGCCGTCTCGGCGAGGTCGGCAAGCTCGCCGTCGTCCAAGTTGGCCCAGACGAACGCGACAGCCTCCTCGGAGTCGGCACCGAAGTCGTTCATCAGCCCGGCGTGTTCCGCGAGCAGCAATTCCGTGGACCGCATGGCTTGCCCTCCGCTGAGAAGTTCCCCGCAGTGATAACGAACGAGGCGGCCCTTTCTGGACACTCCGGAGGGGCGCCTTGGTAAACACCCTCTACGGCCTGGTGCCCAAGGACCCGGCCCAAAACCTGGCCTTCCGCAAGGACCTGGTGCTCGCCGGCGCCAAGGACCCCGAACTGGCCGCCGACCTGCGCGCCGCCTGCGCCGCCGACCTGCTTTTTTTCTGCAATTTCGCCTGCTTCACTTATGACCCGCGGCTCAAGAAGGCCCGGGCCATTCCCTTCATCACCTTCCCCTTCCAGGACGACGCCCTGCTGAAGATCGAGGAGGCCATCGACAGCGGGCACGACCTGCTCATCGAGAAGTCCCGCGACATGGGGGCGAGCTGGATGAACCTGCTCGTCTTCCTCCACCGCTGGCAGTTCTCCGACCTCCAGAGCTTCCTGGTCATCAGCCGCAACGAGGACTACGTCGATAAGCCTGGCGACGCCAAGAGCCTGTTCTGGAAACTCGACTTCCTCCTCAAGTGGCAGCCCCGGTGGCTCCTGCCCAACTTCAACCGCCAGAAGCGGCAGCTCCGGAACCTCGACAACGAATCGACCATCACGGGCGAGTCCACCACCGACAACGCCGGCCGCGGCGACCGAAAGACCGCCATCCTGATCGACGAGTTCGGCGCCTTCGAGAGTGCCGGCGTCAACGGCTTCGAGGTCCTCGCCGCCACCACCAGCGCCACCGACTGCCGGATCAGTAACTCCACGCACAAGGGCCGGGCCACCGCCTTCTTCGCCCAGAAGAAGGCCATGCCCCCCGAGCACGTCGTCCGCCTGCACTGGACCCAGGACCCCCGCAAGAACCAGGGCCTCCGCTGGGTGGGCGGCAAGCCGACCAGCGACTGGTACGAACGCGAGTGCAAGCGCTACCCCCTGGCCGCCCTGGTCGCCCAGGAGCTGGACTGCGACCCGATGGGCGCGCAGACCACCTTCTTCGAGACCGGCACCATCGACTCGATCAAGGCCCGCGACGGCCGCCCCGCTTACTTGACCGGCAAGCTGGAAGTGGACCTGGAAACCCTCCAGCCCGGCGACTTCAAGGAACGGGCCGACGGCCACCTGCGCCTCTGGACCTTCCTCCACGGCGGCAAGCCGCCCGCCGGCCGCTACGTCGCGGGCGTGGACGTTTCCAACGGCACCGGCGCCAGCAACTCCTGCGTCTCGGTCGCCGACTGCCGCACCGGGGAGAAGGTTGCCGAGTTCGCCTTCGCCGGCCCCGGCTACCCGCCCGAGAAGTTCGCCGTGGACGCCGTGGCGATCTTCCGCTGGTTCCACGGCGCCTTCGCCGTCTGGGAGGCCGCCGGCCCCGGCAGCGCCTTCGGCCAGAAGGTCATCGAGCTGGGCTACCGCCACGTCTACTTCCACACGCAGCAGCGGTCGCTCTCGAAGAAGCAGTCCGACACCCCCGGCTGGTGGCCGACCGCCTCGACCAAGTTCGACATGCTCGCCGACTACCGCAGCGCCCTCGGCGACCGCTTCGTCAACCGCTCGGCCCGGGCGCTCGACGAGTGCCTGGAGTACGTCTACGACTCCGGCGGCGGCGTCGAGCACTCGGCCGCCCTCAAGAACCCCGACCAGTCCACCGCCCGCGCCCGCCACGGCGACCTCGTGATCGCCGACGGCCTCTGCTGGCTCGGCCTCTGCGAGCTGGGCGCCGGCAAGCGCCGTGCCCCCGGCGGCGACGACGGCGCGGCCGAGGTCCTGCCCGGCTCCCTGGCCTGGCGGCGGCAAATCCACGAACAGCGCGACCGCGAAAAGGAGACGTGGCTGGCGGTATGAACCCCAACAACCCCCAGCATCTGGCCCGCCTGACGACGGCGGTTGACTGGTCCCGGAAGAGGCTCGAAGCCTTCCGCGTCCAGCACTTCCGCGCCGTCCGCCAGTACGCCGGCCACCACTACGGCGAGGGGGGCTCCACCGTCTCCGTCCCGGTCAACCTGCTCTACCAGATGGTGACCGTCTACCTGCGGCAGCTCGCCAGCCGCACGCCCCGCGTCATGGCGAGCACCCGCTACGCCGAGCTGAAGCCCCTGGCCTACCAGCTCGAAACCTTCATCAACTACCGCTCCGACCGCCTCGACCTGGGCCGCCAGTTCAAGCGCGTCACCCTCGACGCGCTCTTCGGCCTGGGCATGGCGAAGGTCGGCACGGCCGGCGACGGCGGCGCCACCCTGGACGACGGCACCCCGCTGGCCCGCGACCCCTACGTCCTGCCCATCCACCTGGACGACGCCGTGCTCGACATGCGCGCCCGCTGCCAGGAGGAGCTGGGCTACGCCGGCCACCGCTACCGCGTCAGCATCGAGGAGGCCCGCGACAACGCCGCCTTCGACAAGATCGCCCGCGAAAGCCTCGAAGCCTCCTCGGCCTACCAGACCAACGAGGGCGGGGACCAGCGCATCGACACCATCGGCCGCGGCACCGAGTACGACCCCGGCGAGTACGACGAGTTCACCGAGCTGTGGGACCTGTGGCTGCCGCGCGAGAAGCTGGTCGTCACCGTCCCCGCCGGCCACGAAGGCGCCGCCCGCGGCGAGCTCAAGCCCCTGCGCGTGGTCGAGTGGCAGGGCCCCGAGAACGGACCCTACCACTACCTGGGCTTCAGCGAGGTCCCCGGCAACCTGCTGCCGACCGCCCCGGTGCCGCAGCTGCTGGACCTGCACCTGATCGTCAACGGCATCTACCGCAAGCTCCACGAACAGGCCGAGCGGCAGAAGACCCTGACCGTCTACCAGGGCTCGGCCGAGGACGACGCCCGCCGCCGCCGCGACGCCCGCGACGGCGAAATGGTCCGCACCGACCAGGCCCCCGACAAGGTCCTGGAGGTCCGCCACGGCGGGCCCGACCAGGCCAACGCCGGCTTCATGGCCCTGTCCAAGGACCTGTTCAACCTGCTGGCCGGCAACCTGGAAGTCATCGGCGGCCTCGGCGCCCAGGCCGAGACGGCCACCCAGGAGCAGATGATCGGCGCCAACAGCAGCAAGCAAATCCAGGACCTGCAAGACCGCTGCGTCACCTTCGCCCGCGGCGTCTACCGCGACATGGCCTGGTACTGGTGGACCGACCCCGTCCAGGACCTGGAGGCCGACGTGCCCATCGGCAACAGCGGCATGTTCGCCAGCGACCTCATCGGCCAGCCGCTGAAGCTCCTGGCCCGCCAGCGCGAGCTGCACCACGGCCGCTTCCTGGACCTCAACTTCGACATCCAGCCGTACTCGATGCAGTACCAGACCCCGCAGACGCAGCTCCAGAGCATGATGGCCCTGGTGCAACAGCTGCTGCTACCCCTGGCCGGGCTGGCCGAGCAGCAGGGCGTCACCCTGTCGGTCAAGGGCCTGCTCGAAAAGGCCGCCCACCACATGGGCCAGAAGGACCTGGCCGAGTTCATCGTCCACCAGGACCCGACCGAGGCCCCCGGCAGGGGCCCCCACGACGAGCCGCCGCGCAAGCCCCCCGCCACCACCCGCACCTACGTCCGCCAGGGACGCCCCGGCGTCAGCCCCGGCGGCAACGACCGGCAGATGGCGACGGAGTTCCTGCGCGGCGCGGGCGCCAACGGCACCGGAGTGAAGTCCGCATGAACGACCCGACGTGGTTCCTGCTGTACGTCAACGAGCAGAACCGGCAACTGATGCAGCCCAAGAGCGAGCAGCAGCAGGTTGTCGAGGGCCTGGCCTGGATCGCCGGCCTGTCCTGCCTGGCCGCCTTCTTCGCGGGCCGCTGGGCGTGGCGCCGGATCGCGGCCCGGAGGGCGTCATGAGCGGATCGAGGGAAGCCCTGGACCTGTGGCACCGCCAGCAGCAGGAGGCGTACAGGGACGCCGCCGCCCAGCGCACCGACCAGGGCCTGATGATCGAGACGACCTGGTCGAAGCCCGTGCTGTCCGACGCGATGGGCGTCCACCCCAACCAGATCCAGGGCTGCGTGGAGGACGCCCGGAAGCGGGGCATCGAGATCGAGTTCGCCCCCGACGGCCGGCAGGTGTTCCGCTCCCGCAAGGCGCGGAAGGAATACTGCCGCAGCGAGGGCTTTCACGACAACGACGGAGGCTACGGCGACCCGTGAATTACGCTTGGCAGAATTGGGCGTGGACTCGGCAACTGCGGGACCTGTGGCTGGTCCGCGAGTGGCACGACCGGCTGGCCGACGCCGAGCGTGACGAGCAGGCCGAGGTTGACCGCTACCTCTTCGGTGAGCCGTGAGCGAGCAGGACCTGGTGACGGCCTCGGCCCTGCTGGCGCTGTCCCGGGTCGAGCGGCTGCTGCGGCCCTTCCGGGACCGGCCCGGGAGCGGGATGCACAAGGCCGCGGTCGAGGCGTGGAAGGCCGCGGCGGGGGCGGTGGCCGAAGTGCGGAAGCTGACCGAACTGGAGGGGCCCGATGGCGAACGCGATTAGCCTGACCGCCGCGGCCGTGCTGACGCACGACGGCGTCGAGGTCCTGAACAAGGCCATCGCCTCGGACCTGGAGTTCACCGTCAGCGGCGACGGCCTGATCTGGCACAGCCAGCAGATCGGCACCAGCGAGGAGGCCATCGACCTGGGCGGCCTGTCCACCCTGGGCTGGGCCTTCTTCATCAACGTGGACCCGACCAACTTTATCGAGCTGCGCACCGGCACCGGGGGCACCAAGTTCGCCAAGCTCCAGGCCAACGGCGGCTTCGCCCTCCTGCGCCTGGGGTCGGGCATCACCGCCCCCTACGCCATCGCGGACACCGCCGCCTGCTGGATGCGCTACGCCATCGTGGAGGTTTGACCGTGGAAGAGACGACTGAAAACCCGGCACCGAGCCCGGCCCCCGGCCCCGAGACGCGCCAGCAGTTCGAGGCCCGCGTCAAGGAGGACCTGGAGGGCGTCGTGGACCCCGGCGCCCCGCCGGAGCCCGAGCCCGACGAGGCCCCCGAGGCCAAGCCCGCCGCCGAGCCGCCGCCGACCAAGGCCGGGGAGGCCGAGGAGCCCGCGATCCCGCCGTCCCTGCTGGAGCGGGCCCGCGACCACGGCCTGACCGAGGACGACGTCAAGGAGCTGGGCGACGCCGGCAAGCTCGAAAAGATTCTGACGAGCCTCGACCGCGCCGCCGTCCGCGAGCGGCGCCAGCCCGAGCAAAAGCCCGAGCCCAAGGCCGAGGAGCAGAAGCCCGAGCCGAAGCAGAAGCCCCGGTCGCTGCGCGAGCGCAACGAGGAGTTCAAGGCCAAGGGCGAGTACGCCTACGACGACGGCCTGGTGGAGCGCGACGAGTGGGTCAGCTCCCAGATCGAGGAGCTGCGCGGCGTCATCGAAGAGGTCGCGCCCATGCTCCAGGAGCTGCACGACGAGCGCGTGCGTAAGCACCACGACGACCTGGATTCCACCTTCGCCGAGCTGGCCGACGACCTGGCCCCGGCGGTGGGCAAGCAGAAGTACGGCGAGCTGAAGGCCGACTCCGCGGAAATGAAGGCCCGCCTGGCGATCATCGACGCCGCCAAAGCCCTGCAAGGCAGCTACAAGCGCCAGGGCCGACCCATGCCGCCCGACAAGGAGCTGCTGAAGCGGGCCGCCGCCGCCCTCTACCACGAAGAGGCCGGCAAGCGCGCCGCCGAGAAGGCGACCAAGGACGTGGCCGACAAGCTCCGCAACCGGGCCGGCCAGTTCGTTTCCAAGCCGTCCGGCCGCCGCGGCGTCCCGGCCTCCAACGAGTCCGAGGCCGCCAAGCTGCTCGAAGCGGGCCTGCGCGAGCTGGGCCACTTAAACGGCGCCACCGAGGGCGACTCCCTCGACGGCGTCCCCGACTGACCGACCGAAGGGTAACCGACAAGCCGGCGCAAGAAAGGGTAACGACCGATGGCCGTACTCCAGGCCGACAGCCTGGGTGACCTGCTCAAGGCCACCCTCAACCAGCTGGGCAGGGCCAAGTTCTCCGACGTGGCCTCCAGCCTCCAGAAGTACGTCGCCGCGCGCCGGCTGATCCGCAAGAAGTCGATCAAGTTCGACAGCGGCAAGGCGATCCAGTTCCAGGCGATGATCACCAAGAGTGACGCCGCCGCCTGGACCGGCATGTACGGCGTGGACAACCCCACGCAGTCCGACGTCCTCGCCACGGGCGAGATTCCGTGGCGCCACTGCAAGACCTCCTGGACCTTCGAGGAACGGGAGATTGACATGAACGGCAGTGTGAGTCGGATATTGGACCTGATGAAGGTCCGCCGCTACGACGCCCAGCTCGGCTACGCGGAGCTGATGGAGAGCGCCTTCTGGGGCATCCCCGCCAGCTCCAGCGACCGCCTGCTGCCCTACGGCATCAAATACTGGATCACCCACAACGCCACCCTCGGCTTCAACGGCGGCAACCCCTCCGGCTTCTCGTCGGTGGCCGGCATCGACGCCAGCACGGTCAGCGGCTGGAAGAACTTCTCCGGCCGCTACACCGCCATCACGCCCGACGACCTGGTGACCAAGATGCGCGAGGCGGCGGTCAAGACCGAGTTCGAGCCGCCGATGGAGTACCCGTCGTACAAGTCCTCCGACGAGCGCGGCTACTACACGAACTACGACGTGCTCAAGGGCCTGGAGGACATCGCCATGGCCCAGAACGACAACATGGGCAACGACGTGGCCCCCAAGGACGGCCAGGTCACCTTCCGCCGCCGGGCCGTCGAGTGGGTTCCGCAGCTGGACAGCGACACGAACGACCCCATCTACGGCATCCACTGGGGATGGTTCCGCCCGGTTTTCCTCGAAGGCTGGATGTTCCGCGAGCTGGGCCCGCAGCGCCACCCAGGCCAGCACACCACCTTCGTCACCTACTACGACTCGACCATGAACTTCGAGTGCCGCAACCGCCGCGAGCAGTGGGAACTGTCCACCGCCGCGTAACCCGGGCCGAACCGAACACACGAACTTCCGAGGAGAACCAAACGTGCCTACCCACCTGGTCCAGCCGCGGAGCAACCTCACGGCGAGCAACGCCCGCGGCCTTTCCCCCAGCATCTGGGGCGACTTCCCGATCGAGGAGATCAACGCCTACCCCGGCCGCGGCTTCTTCCACTACGACGACTTCACCAAGCCGGTGGTCATCGTCACGCCGACCATCACCACCCAGGCCGCCTACGGCGGCGGCTACAAGGCCTTCGGCTCGGCCGGCGGCACCATCATCCAGAACACCAGCCGCGACGGCGAGCTGGAGTTCACCGAGACCGACGACGACCAGGCCGTTTCGCTGGCCTGGATCGGCCTGCCCTTCAAGATCGACCGCGGCCAGGGCCACTTCTGCATGGAGGCCCGGCTGAAGACCAACACGGCCACCGACGCCCGGCACAACATCTTCCTGGGCCTGCTGGAGTCGTCCACCCTGGCCGTCGGCGTGCCGCTGGCGGACGACGACCTGCTCTCCGACAACAACTACGTCGGCTTCAAGCGCCACGGGGCCGACGGCGACCAAATCGACACGATCTACCGGGCCAACGGCGTCGGCTCCACCTACGTCACGGTCAAGGCCGACGCCCTCTCCACGGCCCTCGCCGCCGACACCTACATCAAGCTCGGCCTGAAGTACAACCCCGACACCTACGTCCTGAGCTGGTGGGTCAACGGGCTCAAGCTCGCCGACACCAAGACCATTCCCGAGGCCGACGGCACCGACTTCCCCAACGACGTGGCGATGGGGCCGGTGCTGGCGGTCCGCTGCGTCTCGGCCGACGACGCCGTCGTCACGCTGGACGAGTGGGCCTTCGGCCAGGTTTACACCGGATAAGGAGAACCCTTGCAGTTCCAACTGCTCATCACCGTCGCGCCCGACGGCCAGGTCCATGTCCAGGGCCCCCTCCAGCAGAAGATCGCCTGCCTGGGGGTTCTGGACATGGCCCGCAAGGCCGTCCACGACTTTGACCCCAAGAAGGGCCCGGACATCGTCCTGGCCGACCGGATGCCGCCGTCGCTCAACGGGGGCCGCAAGTAAATGGCCGAATCGACCCTGTCCCTGGACTACCACAAGCTCCGCGAGGCAGTCGGGCACTACCTGGGGTACGGGCCCGACAGCGACTCCTGGAGCGACGCCCAGGTGCGGGAGATCGCCCGCTGCCTGGACGCCGGCTACCGGATGTTCCTCTACCCGCCGCCCCTGCCCAACGCGGCCGGCGGCCACGAATGGTCGTTCCTCAAGCCCGTCCGCACGCTGGTCACCGCCGACGGCGACGGCACCTACGACCTGCCTGACGACTTCGGCGGCCTGGTCGGCGACCTGACCGTCACGGGCGAGGACTCGGGCTACTGGCCGGTGAAGGTCACCGGGGAGTCCACGATCCGCGCCTACCGCTCCGGCAGCCCCGACCGCGAGGGCCGGCCCGAGTGCGCCGCCGTCCGGCCCAAGGCGGCCACCGGCAGCCTCGGCCAGCGCTTCGAGCTCCTGGTCTGGCCGACGCCCGACGCGGCCTACACGCTCGAATACGCCCACGTCGCCCTGCCCGGGGCGCTGTCGGCCGACCGGCCCCACCCCTACGGCGGCGCCGCCCACGCCGAGACCCTGAAGGCCGCCTGCCGGGCCGCGGCCGAGCAGATGCTGGACGACCAGCAGGGCCCGCAGTTTTCCGCCTTCATGCAGGCCCTGGCAACCTCCGTCGCCGTGGACGGCCGCCGCAACCGGGCCGAGACCCTGGGCTACAACGGCGACCCCGGCATGGGCCACGGCCGGGGTTATTGGGGCCAGCGCGGCCTGGGCGTGGTGGTGACCGTCAACGGCCTGACCCCGGAGTGACCATGAACATCGAACGCAACACGTCCCTCATCGAGAGCCTGTCGATCACCACGTCGGCGGCCACGACGCCCGAGGTCCCCGTCGGCGCCAAGTCGAGCGGCGAGGTGTTCATGCCGGCCGGCGGCTCGGTCAACACCCTGACCTTCCACGCCGCGCCGAAGTTGGGCGGCACCTTCCTGCCCGCCTACGACTCGGCGGCCAGCCCCGCCGCCGTGACCCTGGCCGTGACCGCCGGCCGCGCCTACATGCTGCCGTCGCCCCTGTTCGGGGCCGCCGCCATCAAGATCGTCGGCGACGCCGCCGGCACCATCCACCTGAACCTAAAGTCGTGAGGCAAATCATGGGT